CTTTCCAAGTTGTTCCCCAATCCTTTGGGTCAGAACTTTCAATGGCTGAACCGTTGCTGTCTGCTCCTGTAACTTTACGGAACATGTTTTTAAACTCATCTTCATTTGTAGGCTCTCCTCTAAGAACCCACTCTTTTACTCCTAAACTAGATAATGCGCTTGCTATTGTCGTCATTTGTTTTCTCCTTATCCTGCTATTTCCATGACAGTAATATTACTTCTGGTTACATTGTTTGCACCACCAGTGTAATTATTTATACAGCACGAACCTGAACCAGTTTTTACACGAACTTTATAAGTAACTTCTGAGGTTGTGCTAACTGCTGTGTCTAAAAAGACAGCATGAACTGAACTTTCAGTTGTATTTTCATCACCAGTTGTTGCGTGACCTGCTATTCCACTTAGCTTTGAAAGTTCTGTGCTATCTCTATATAACTCAAATTTTCCATCTTGATTTACTGTGTTATGATATATTCCTTGAACATCCACAAAAACAAGAACATTTGATGAGGTAAATTTTGGTGTTATATCTACCTCAATTCCAGTATCTGCAAGAGATGTATTAGTAAAGCATTGATAAGCCGTTACAGCAGTTCCCTCTACTACTTGCAGTACTGCTCCTGCTGGCATAGCCACTGTTCCTGCTGTAGTTTTACCCTGTATGGTGTCTACTGATAGTGTACTCATTGGGCAATCTCCATTACTCT